TCATCTATGCCAGTAAAGACTACTTGAAAACTTAAACATCTATCTGGTATTGTATTGACTGCTATCGCTAGTCCATGCAAATATTCTCCATGATAATCTATGTGGTTATGTGTAAATTCTTTTCTTACCCAACATTTAAAATGGGGAATATTACTTATTAAATATGACAGTTAGCACCTCCATCTACGTCTTGCTTGTCTTAATCTTGAGTTAGGGTCTTTTGCTGCTTTAGGAAATTTTTTCATTTGCCCTGCAGACCTTGCACAAAAACTCTTTCTTCTTGCTGCTCTTTTACCTGTTGGTTTCTTTTCAGTAACAGCAGTTTGTAATTTACTTCCAGGATTTTGTCTTCTGTATTTAGCTACACCTTTAGCTGTTAATCCTGCTCCTTGTTTAGTAGGTCTTTTATGACCACCCTTAATGGTCATACCTTTCATGCCTTTACCTTTTATTTTTTTCTTTCTAGGCATTTTCTGTTTTATATTCTTTTGACTCTTCTTTAACTTGTGATTCTATAGTTCCTTGCACTGCAGGTCCTTTTCTAGCTGCTCCATAACCTTGACCTGTTGGTTTACCTGATGTTCCTTCTGAAGGATAATTAATAATACCAGAACCTGACCTTCCGTATACTTTCATTGCTTTCATTATTTTTTCCCTTTCTTTTTATATTTCTTTTTTTTCTTTTTATTTTTTACTTTTGTTATTTGTTGAACTATATTAACTCTACTTATTGTCATTAGTTAGCTCCCTGTATAACTGGATTTGGACCACCTGCAGGACTAGCAGGTACATTCATATCGTCTTGTCTCATTCTTCTTGCTTGATTACGTAAAGCATCTATTGAATTTTTATATTTAGCTTCCCAAGTAGGAAGTTGTTGATAATCTTTTATAAAATACATTGCTTCTACCATACATGCTGCAAATAATGCGTTATAGCAAAACTCACTAAAATAATTAGATGTTGTTACACTTGTACCTGTAGCACTAGCTAAAGCTAAAGGTCTACGTGTAAATTGTATTTCACCTGATATTGCTGATGCAGGTGTTGGTACAATATAAATTTGTGTATTAGTTTTTCTTGAATAATATCTTGGTGTTCCTGTTGATGCACTAGCAAAAGGAAAATAATCTATTGCATATTCATATGTTCTTTGTAATAAATTAACTTTTGAATTAGCAGGAACTGCTGTGGTTGAAACACTTGTAGTATAGTTTACATTTCTTACAACTAATGTATCAGCAGGTAAACTAACTACTGGGTCAGAAGCTGTAAATGAAAAAGTAGAAAAGTTATCTAAACCAGGGTCATCTAGTTCTTTTACTAATCTACCTTCAGCTTTTTCAACAAAATAAGATATATGCTCTTCAAATTCTGTTGAATCATTTTCTATTGTATTAATTATATCAGTTTTAAGAAATGAATAATTAGGCATTTACTATCCTACAAATAAGGTTACACTACCTGCATTAGGAGTAGATACACTTACTGTTGCTTCACATCTGACACCCATGTCACCTATATAAATATCTGCTGTTCCACTAGCAGGAACTTGAAACTTTATTTTATCTCCTGTACTATCAGCTATGGCAAATGTACCTGCCACAGTAGAATATGCATGAATGGCTACTATTCTTGTAATACCATTTGTTGCAATGATTGCTCCATCTCCACCTGATTTATTTACTGCTGTAATATTTTTAGACATTTATTATCCTTTAAAAATAGGGAGAGTATTTTACTACCCTCCCTAATGGTTAGTGATTAAGCACCCTCGTTACCTACGTAACTTCTCCAGTCAGATACTCCAAATGAATATCTTTCTCTGGCTTTGAAACGTAAGTTACCAGTATCAAAATCAGGTTCCATTTTAGTTTGTAAAGGTGTTCTATTGAACATCTTTGTACCATTTGGAACATCAGTTTTAAAGAAATAAGCATTAGTATCAGTGAATCTTCTATTAACAACCATTCCACCAGGAACAACACCCATGCTTCTAATAGCATTAATGTCGTTTACATTGGTAGCATTGTTAACAATAGTAGTTGAATACTCACTGTTTAAAATTTGTGATGCTGTAAACATTAAATCATTTGGTATGTGTAATGATACACATTGAGCACCAATTAAAATGTCTCTATCATCTTTAATCTGTTGAATTTGAATTACTGCTGTTTCTATAGAAGCTTCTGATAAAGCTGCTCCTGTAAACAGATTAGTTTGTACACCTGCTGATATAGTTGGGTGAGAAGCACTAAAGAATGGTTGACCATCACCTATAGCATCAGATGCTGCAGTGCTAAAACCATTATTAAATACTTTAGCAGCTTTTACTTGCTTGGTATTTGCCATAGCTCTAGCTAATCCTTTTGCTCTTAATTTTGCAAAAGTATCATATAGATTATCTTCCATTGCTTCTTCTGTAATAGCAAAAGCTAGTGCTACAGTTTCGTTGTCATAACGAGCTGTAAAACTTTCTTGTGCATCATCAAAAGAAACAGCTTCACCCTCACCTTTTACAGGTGCAGTGCCAAACCCTGTAAATAGAACTTCTTCTTCAAAAGCCCTATCAGAGTTTTCTATTTCATAAAGAGGTACATGTTCGTCATTTACCTCACCATACTCCGTACCAAAGACTGCATTCAATCCTGGAAGGAGTTCTTTAGCAATACTTGCTCTATTTATAGCCATATTTTATTCTCCTTTAAATTATGCAGTTGATGCAGTTGCAGTGACATATCTGTCTCTGTGTGTATTTAAAAATACTTCAACGATTGGAAAAGCATCAGAGTCGTCATTTTCTTCACCATCTTTTTTCTTACCAATCACTCTTGCTACTTGTTCTGTTTCACCACCAGAAGCTGCTAGTAAATAATAACTAGAGTTTCCAGTTGTTGTATCACCAGAACTTGCTGTAGAACTAACAGTACAATTATAATTTTTTTGTACCATTAATTCATTAGCAGATAATGATAATGAACATTGAATATAGTAAGTTTGATTTGGATCTGTGATGATAAAGAATTTAACATCTGAGTATCCATTTGCAGAAGTTCCTGTTGTCCAATGTCTACTAAACTTTTGTTCGCCATTTAACACAAAAGAACACCCTGCAAATACACCTGAAGGTTTTAGTGTTGCTGCTATGAAAGGTGAAATAGTTGCAAAGTTTGCACCTGGCAGTACAACAGGGTCTCCTGTAAATATTTTATTAGTACATGCTCCACCTGATGTAGGTGAAAAAATATCTGTGAAAGAACCAGTGTTGTAAGCTCCACCTTTTTTCCTAGCAGGAACGAAACCTTGAAAAGCTTTTACATGAGCCATGTTTCCTCCTATTAAGTTAAAAAAGTATTAGAGAATTAACTCTGAAATTTTGGAGTTCTTCCTCTAATGGTTTGAGATTTACTTGAATTACTGATTGGCATTCTAGAATTATTATTCTTCATTAATTGACTGTTAACTGCTTCCATTAATGAATCAGTTTTATCTTTATAATATGCCTTTCTAGCGTCAATACGACCAGTAGGTATTTTACCTAACGCAACGTCTCCACGACAGACTGCTCCAGCGTATTTACCTTCATCCCTCACGATAGATGAATGTTCCATCTCAGGTACTTCCTCCTGAGAAACAAACTCCCATCCTTCTTGCATTTTCCTACCTATATGAGAAACATCATCTTTTCCCTTTAATGTAAGTCTTATCCATCCTAATGTCATACCTGCGTCATTGAAACGATTTACAATAGGTTCAGGTATTTCTAATAAGTTTGGTTCTTCAAAAGTATATGTTGTTTGTTCTTTAGTATTCTTTTCTCTGAGTTGAGAACTACGTGTGTTATTTATTCGTGTCATTGGTTACCCTCCACGTCTAGTGTTAATATTTGTATACTCTCCGTCAGCTTGAGTAGCTTTTCTTTTTTCTAGAGCATACTGTTCAAGTGGTATTCCCCACTTATTAGCTAGTCTAACATCATCTTTAGATAGTCTAACTTTCTTTGGGTTAGGAGTAGAACGTGAAGCTCCTGCTACCACCTGAGCAGGCTTTGACGTAACCTGCTGGCGATTATCTTGAACATTTCCTTCATCTTGAAATTTAGTAGGAAATGACTCTCGAATTCTTTTGTCAACCTCTTGATAAAATTCTATATCATTAGTTGAATATCCCTCTTGCTTTAATTCTGCATCTATAGCTAATGCTGCTGCAGTCATTATATTATCTTTACCAAACCAAGTATTTTGTTGTGCCCATTCTTGAGCTCTTGGATCTGGTGCTTGTTGAGCAATAGGTTGTTGATATTGTTGTTGTTGAACAGGT